CGGCAACGTTCTTACGAACCTACGGATCTCAGTTAGGACTTGATGCAGCCCAATCGCGTGCTGCTATAACAAACAAGTTGATGGAGATTGCTGACTGTGGGGATACTAAGTTTGAGTTAAAAGCATTAGAGCTACTTGGTAAGCATAGTGACATAGGGTTATTCACGCAAAAGTCCGAGATCACAATCAACTATAAGAACCCTGATGATTTGGAAAATGCTATTAAAGAGCGAGTCAAACGCCTACTAAACGCAGATGTGATAGACGTCACTCCACTAAACAGTAACCTCGACGATGAGTTAGGTGTAGCCACTATACAAGAACAGCCAGAAGATGACGACAGCCAAAGAAGCGATTGAGAATATATCCATAAAGGATATTCCGGCGATACTGCCGATGCTCTCGCTACCAGAGCAGGAGAAACTTCTAGCCGAGTTGGAGAAGCTGGAGGAGCTACGGACAAAGCAACAGGCACAGGACAAGTTCATACCGTTCGTTAACAAAGTGTGGCCTACGTTTATAAGTGGGAGGCACCACGCTAAGATGGCATCAGCGTTCGAGAGAGTGGCAGAAGGTAAGACTAAACGTCTGATCATCAACATGCCCCCTCGACACACTAAGTCAGAGTTCGCCTCATACCTGTTACCCGCGTGGTTCCTAGGTAAGTATCCACATAAAAAAGTAATTCAAACGTCTCACACAGCTGAGTTGGCGGTGGGGTTTGGTAGAAAGGTACGTAACCTTGTTGATCAAGAAGTCTATAGCAAACTATTTCCGGGGGTTGGCTTACAATCAGACTCAAAAGCGGCTGGTCGGTGGGCGACTAACAGTGGTGGAGACTATTTTGCTATTGGTGTGGGAGGTGCTGTCACTGGTAAAGGTGCGGATCTCCTCATTATTGATGACCCCCACTCGGAGCAAGAGGCCGCATTAGCCGATATTAACCCAGATGTCTACGATAAGGTGTATGAGTGGTACACATCCGGCCCTCGACAGCGACTACAACCAGGTGGTGCCATCGTCATAGTGATGACAAGGTGGTCAAAACGTGATTTAACGGGGCAAGTTGTCAAGGCAGCGGGGCTAAGAGGCGGTGAAGAGTGGGAAGTGATCGAGTTTCCGGCTATTTTACCCACAGGTAACGCTCTTTGGCCTGAATTTTGGTCAATGGACGAGCTTACTGCCCTAAAAGAGGAGCTTCCTAACCCGAAATGGCAAGCTCAGTACCAACAATCGCCTACATCAGAGGTTTCAGCCATCGTAAAACGTGAATGGTGGCAGACATGGGAAGAAGAAGGGCCACCTTACTGTGATTTTGTACTACAATCGTGGGATACGGCGTTTGAAAAGACAACTAGGTCGGATTATTCGGCGTGTACAACGTGGGGAGTGTTCTACCAAGAAGATCCTGACACAGGAAAGACAGAAACGAATATAATTTTACTTGACGCATTCAGAGATAGGCTGGAGTTTCCAGCGCTTAAACGCAAAGCACTAGAACAGGTTGATGAATTTAATCCTGATTCGATAATTATAGAGAAGAAAGCGTCCGGTGCTCCGCTTATCTATGAAATGCGCGCAATGGGCATACCAGTACAGGAGTTTACCCCTGTAAAAGGTAACGACAAGATCACTAGGCTCAACGCAGTGTCAGATATGTTTGCGTCTGGTAGAGTATGGGCACCGCCCACGCATTGGGCAGAAGAAGTAATTGATGAAGTTGCATCATTCCCTGCGGGGGAACATGATGACTATGTTGACTCGGTATCCTTAGCACTAATGCGGTTCAGAAAAGGTGGATATCTCCGTGCGACATTAGATGAAGAAGATGAAGAGCGTACGTTTAGAAGGTTCTCACCAGGATATTATTAAGGATAGGAAAAATGGCTACAAACTCTATAGATAAAGCAGTAAACCAAGCACCAATGGGTATAGGAGACACAGATGGTATGGGTGGACTATCCATGCCGGAGAACTTGGAGGCTGATCTTGAAATAGAGATTGAAGATCCTGAAAGCGTCACTATATCGACGGAAGATATGGAGATTGTTATTGATCCTGATGCGATGGAGGATGATGAGTTTGGCGCTAACCTTGCGGAGGAACTTAGTGAGCAGCAATTAACAGAGATTGCTGGCGATTTGCTAGGAGACTTTGAAGAAGACTTAGCGTCTAGAAAAGATTGGATACAAACATACGTTGACGGGCTTGAACTACTAGGTATGAAAGTAGAAGAACGTACGGAACCTTGGCCTGGTGCTTGTGGTGTGTATCACCCACTCTTATCCGAAGCACTGGTGAAGTTCCAAGCCGAAACCATGATGGAAACCTTTCCAGCAGCTGGGCCTGTCAAAACACAGATTATAGGAAAAGAAACAAAAGAGAACAAAGCGGCAGCTAAACGGGTACAGGACGATATGAATTATCAACTGACCGACAAAATGCCTGAGTATCGAGCCGAGCATGAAAGAATGCTATGGGGTCTAGGACTATCTGGTAACGCGTTTAAGAAAGTGTACTACGATCCGTCCCTTGAACGTCAAGTATCTCTTTACGTACCAGCAGAAGATGTAGTAGTTCCTTATGGAGTGTCTGATTTAAGGAGTGCGCCTCGTGTAACTCATGTCATGCGCAAAACTCCTAATGAGATGCGACGGTTGATGCACGCAGGGTTCTATCTTGATATAGATTTACCAGAACCACAGAATACGTTTGACGAGATTGAAAAGAGAATTGCTGAGAAGATGGGCTTCCGAGCGTCATCTGATGACCGCTACAAAATGCTGGAGATACAATGCGATCTTGACTTAGCTGGATACGAAGATGTAGAAGACGGAAAAGAAACAGGTATCGCGTTACCGTATATTGTTACCATTGAAAAGCAAACTACACAGATACTAGCTATTAGACGTAACTGGAGATCTGAAGATGATACTAAACAGAAAAGAAATCATTTCGTTCACTACCCGTATATTCCAGGGTTTGGCTTTTATGCCTTTGGCCTTATTCATCTTATCGGTGCTTTTGCTAAATCTGGCACTAGTATTATTCGGCAGCTTGTTGACGCTGGTACTCTCTCCAATCTTCCTGGTGGTTTCAAAACTAGAGGACTTAGAGTTAAAGGCGACGATACGCCGATAGCCCCAGCTGAGTTTAGAGATGTAGATGTCACCAGCGGAACAATAAAAGATAACATTATGACGCTCCCATACAAGGAGCCAAGCCAAGTACTGTATACACTGTTAGGTAACATTGTGGAAGAAGGACGTAGGTTCGCCTCCGCCGCTGACCTCAAGCTCAGTGACATGTCAGGACAGGCTCCTGTGGGTACGACACTAGCTATACTAGAGCGCACGTTGAAAGTCATGAGTGCGGTACAGGCACGAATACACTACTCCATGAAAGAGGAGTTTAAACTTCTTAAAGGCATTATCCGTGACTACACGCCAGATGAGTATTCTTACGAGCCAGTAGAAGGTTCAGACCGTGCTAAGGGTTCGGACTATGACATGGTTGATATTATTCCTGTGTCAGACCCCAATGCAGCGACAATGGCGCAGAAAGTTACGCAGTATCAAGCCGTATTGCAGATGGCAGCGCAAGCTCCACAGCTATACAACCTACCGTATCTGCATCGTCAGATGCTCGAAGTGTTAGGAATTAAAAATGCCCAGAAGCTCATACCAATGGAAGATGACCAGGAACCGCGTGATCCGGTATCAGAAAACATGGATGTCCTTAGAGGGAAGCCTGTTAAAGCATTTATTTATCAAGATCACGAGTCCCATATTACGGTTCATATGTCGGCTATGGAAGATCCTAAACTAATGGCATTAGTACAACAAAGCCCTATGGCAAAACAAATGGGTGCAGCTCTAGCCGCACACATACAAGATCACTTAGCTTTTGAATATCGCAAACAGATTGAAAAAGCTGCGGGTGTTCCATACCCAGCGCCAAATGCTGAAATGGATGAAGATACAGAAGTTGAAATTTCTCGACTCGCTGCGGCAGCTGCCCAACAAGTCTTACAAGGAAACAAAGCAGAAGTGGCGCAACAAAAAGCGCAACAAGCCGCGCAAGATCCAATCGTTCAAATGCAACAACAAGAGTTGCAGATCAAACAACAAGAAGCACAAACGAAACAACAGAAAGTCGCTCTGGATGCGTCAGAAAAAATGGATCGTTTGGAACTCGAAAAAGAACGTATTGCGGCTCAAGAACGTATTGCAGGGCTACAAGTTGGAGCAAGGATTGCTACAGATGAAGCAAATTTAACTGCTAAGCAACAAGAAGCTAAACTGCGTATGGGTATTGATTTAGCTAGAGAAATATCTAACGAAGACCAAGCAATGCAGCAAATGCAACAGAATCAGCAACAACCAAGAAAGGAAGATGAGTGAGTAACGACCTCCTGAATTATCTTATTACTAGGGTAGATGGAGAATTAACAACCATAGAGCAGGACTTAGCAGTAGGCCACGCTAAAGACTACGCGGAATACAAACACACATGCGGACTCTATAGAGGTTTACTAGTAGCAAAAAATATACTAACCGAAACATTAGAAAGGATGGAAACTGACAATGAGTGAACTTCTTATCGGCACGAACCCCGATAATCCAGAAGAAGCAACAACATTACCTGATACTGCTGAGCGTAAAGCTAAGCAACTACCAGAACCCTCTGGTTATCGCATTTTGTGTGCAATCCCCGACAAAGAACAAGAGTATGAAAGTGGCCTCGCTAAAGCAGACATTACTATGACTAACGAGGATTTACTGACTACTGTTTTATTTATTATGAAGATGGGGCCGGATTGTTATAGAGACAAAGACCGTTTCCCAAGTGGAGCTTGGTGTAAAGAAGGAGACTTTGTTCTCGTTCGACCACATGCGGGTACCCGTTTAAAAATTCATGGTAAAGAATTTCGGATCATTAACGACGATAGTGTTGAGGGGGTTGTAGAAGATCCTCGTGGCATATCGCGTAGTTAGGAGAGGGTTATGGCAGAAGCTGAGAAACAAGAAGTAGATCAGGAAGAGTTGGACTTTGAAATAGAAGGCGAAGAACAAGAAGTAGAACTCAAAGTTGAAGATGATACTCCTGAAGCAGACCGTAATAGGTCTCCAATGCCTAAAGAAATAGTTGAAGATCTAGAGAAAGATGAACTAGATAGCTATTCGGATGGTGTAAAAGAACGTTTTAAGCAGATGAAAAAGGTGTGGCATGATGAACGCCGTGCTAAAGAATCTGCGCAACGTGAGCAACAACAAGCGGTAGAAATGGCTAAAAAAGCTATGGAGGAAAACAAAAAACTCCAAGAAGAAGCTAGAAAAGGCCGTGAAGCGTATTTAGACACCGCTAAAAAATCTGTTGAATACGAGACTGAAATGGCTAAACGAGCCTATAAAGACGCGTATGAATCAGGTGATACGGACTCTATTGTTGACGCTCAAACTAAACTTTCTGATGCAAACTTCAGAAGACAGCAAATTGAAAGTTATCGACCTCCTAGACAAGAGGAAGAAAATAGTGTAAATAGTACATCAACTGAAGCTGTTAAGCCTCAACTAGACTCCAAGACGATGGCGTGGCAAGAGCGCAATACTTGGTACGGGTCTGATGAAGAAATGACTGCGGCGGCCCTAGGGTTTCACCAAAAGTTAGTTCGGCAAAAAGGCGATGCTTATGTAGGTTCAGATGATTATTGGTCGGACGTTGACAACACAATGCGCCGCAGATTCCCTGAGTATTTTGGGGAAGACAATTCTACGGACGGGGGCGGCAAGCCTGTTCGTGCAGAAAACAAACCCGCCACAGTGGTTGCACCAGCATCCCGAAGTACATCTTCCAAACGGATCGTACTAAAGCAGTCACAGGTAGCTCTAGCTAAAAAACTTGGCTTGACACCTGAACAATACGCTAAAGAACTTAGGAGATTGGAGAACCAAAATGGCTAATAATAGTAAAGATACTAGACTTGCACGCGAATTAGAATCACGCGATACACAGGAACGACCAAAACAATGGGTACGACCTGAAGTACTTCCAGAACCAAACCGAAAACCTGGGTTTACGTACCGCTGGGTTCGGGTTGCGATGTTAGGCCAACAAGACCCACGTAACGTCTCGTCCAAAATGCGAGAAGGCTGGGAACCTGTTCTGGCTAGCGAACAACCACATTTACAAATGCTTGTTGATCCCAATAGTCGTTTCAAAGACAACATTGAGGTCGCGGGTTTGTTGCTTTGCACAATGCCTGATGAGATGGTTGACCAACGTAGAGAATACTTTACGAAGCAAAACGAGTCTCAAATGGAATCTGTAGACAACAATTTCATGAGGGAGAATGATCAACGAATGCCTTTGTTTAAAGAAAAGCGTTCTACTACGTCATTCGGTAAAGGTAAATAATTTTTTTTAGAGAGGTTATAACATGGCTACTGTAGCTGCCCCATATGGGCTTCGGCCTATTAATCGGGTTGATGGCATGCCTTACGCTGGTGCAACAGATACTTTTCTGATTGATCCAGCTGGTGAAGCCACCAACATTTTTTATGGACAAGTCGTTATCATTGGCGCTGACGGGTATATCGCCCTATCAACCGCTACTGGTGCTGACATTACTAGTAACAACCTTGGCGGTTCTGGTGTAGGCGCTATTGGTGTATTTGTTGGTTGTGAGTATATTAATGCTCAAGGCCAAGTCATCAACGCTCAATATTATCCATCAGGTACTGCTAATGGTGGAGAGATTAAAGCTAAAGTGATTACTGACCCATCTGTAGCTTTCCAAGCTCAATTAGATGGTTCTGGTGCACAAACAGTTTTGGGTAATAATACATTCTTCGCTGCTGCACAGAGTACATCTACTGGTAGCACTGCTACTGGTAACTCTACAAGTGCTTTGGATGCTACTGTCCAAACAGCCGCCGCTGCCTTCCGCATCGTAGATTTTGTTTCCGAACCTGGAGACGCATTTACAGATGTGTTGGTAAAGTTTAACCCCAGCGCTCATTCATATTTGAATAACGTTGGATTATAAGGAGATATGTAAATGGCTATTTCACGCGCCCAACTACTAAAAGAACTCCTTCCTGGTCTTAACGCCCTTTTCGGTATGGAATACAGCCGATATGGTGAAGAGCACAAGGAGATTTTTGAAACTGAAACTTCTGAGCGTTCATTTGAAGAAGAGACAAAGCTATCCGGCTTCGCGGCAGCACCTGTGAAGGATGAGGGTAACTCTATCGCTTACGATAATGCACAAGAGGCTTGGACTGCTCGCTACAATCACGAAACCATTTCGCTTGGTTTTTCTCTTACTGAGGAAGCCATCGAGGATAACTTGTATGACTCATTGTCATCTCGTTACACCAAAGCGTTGGCTCGTGCTATGGCATTCACTAAGCAGACCAAAGCAGCAGGAGTTCTTAACAGCGGCTTTACTGCTGGTGAAAACGGTGGAGACGGAGTTCCTCTATTCTCTACTGCACACCCGCTAGTAAGTGGCGGCACAAACAGTAACACTCCAGCTGTCCAAGCTGACCTTAATGAGACTTCTCTAGAGGCCGCAGTAATTCAAATTGCTGCATGGACAGACGAGCGTGGCCTACTGATTGCTGCTAAGCCCCGTAAACTCATTGTTCCACCAAACCTAATGTTCGTTGCTACCAGACTCCTAGAGACTGATGGACGACCAGGCACGGCAGACAATGATATCAATGCACTTGCAAACAACGGTTCTATCCCAGAGGGTTACACAGTTAACCATTTCTTGACAGATACCGATGCTTGGTTCCTTTCAACTGACGTACCTAATGGTATGAAGCACTTCGTTCGTTCGCCTATGGCTAACTCTATGGACGGGGACTTTGACACAGGTAATGTCCGTTATAAGGCTCGTGAACGTTATTCATTCGGGTGGTCTGATCCACTTGGTATGTTTGGCTCACAAGGCGCATAACAAAGCAACAAGGGAAGGGGGGTTACAAGCCCCCCTTTTTTAATCTATACTGTACGTACTAGGATACATATAACTTATATCGACTGACCTAGCAGACTTAATAGAGACGATATAAGAAGTGCTATTACACGAAAGGATTTACAATGGCTACTACTACTTTTTCCGGCCCATTAAGAGTCGGTGATGCCCAAAGAACACAAGATCCACAAGTTGCGGGAGCAGTTTCTTTAGTCGCAACTGCTTTTATGGCAGACCCCACAGCAGCTACAACTACAGAACTTCGTAGAGGCTCAGCTGCAACAGGCAATTCTGCTCTTTCAGTTATTCTTCCTAAGAACGCTATTGTTACTTATATTGAAGTAGAAGCGGACGCTACAGGCGGTACAAACCCTACGTTTGATCTTGGTTGGATAGAAGTTAAAACAGACACACCTGCTTCAGACCCTGATGGTTTGATTGATAACGGTGACGCTGATGCAGGTCATACAGTATTTGATTTTGCTACAGCAACTGTAGGTAATGACTTTGGCTTCGTTATGAGTACTGACTACCCTGTTAAAATTACTGGTGGTGTAGGTGCTGCAGCAGCAACTGGCGGAAACATTACTATGCGTGTTCATTACCATGTATACGATACTACTTTCGGAACAGACGGTAGCGGATCTTAATTAGGAGGTAAACCATGCAATACGATGTTAAATCGGCGTTTGCTACTGGTGATGGAGCTATGGCTAACTTTAGGACACGGATTAAAGGTGTCTTTTACGCTGTGGCTACTCCTGGCGACCCTCTAATTTTCCATGACAATGCTTCAGCAGCTTCAGGTGAGGTAGTTTTAAAATTACCCGCTTCTGTAGCAGGTCAACATACCGTAGGTATTCCAGGTGAAGGAATATTATGCGAAAAAGGTGTGTTTGTGGATATAGGCGGTGGTGCAGCTGTCACTTTAATTTACGGATAGAACTGTGGGAAACTTTGACCTGCCCAAAGCACTGGCTAGTTTAGTTCCAGTTTTGCTAGCGGCTATGTGGTGGGTCATTAGTTCTGTTGGAGAAATTCAAGCTGATATACAGTTAATCCGCGCAAATCAAATGCAACTTATAAGTCCGTCTGGGGTAATAGTTCCTAGTCCAGGCAACGCGTTCGCACGACAAGAACTCAAAGAAGAAATTCTAGGGCATATTCATGATCTTCAAGTTCGTGTTCATTTATTAGAAAGAAGTGACTAATGCGTAGAAAACTCAATAAACAATCTATGGCTTGTAACAAGCCTAGAAGTACTCCAAAGCACCCAAAGAAATCTCACGCAGTCAAAGCGTGCGAGGGGGGCAAAGAAAAAATTATTCGGTTCGGTCAAAAAGGCGCTAGTACAGCAGGGAAACCTAAAGCTGGGGAATCTGCGCGTATGAAGGCTAAGCGTAAATCGTTTAAGGCCAGACATGGAAAGAATATAAAGAAGGGTAAGATGTCAGCCGCTTATTGGGCTGATAAAGTAAAGTGGTAATGTAATGATCGCCCCCAAAGGTGTAACCAAAAGGGGCAAAAGATGGTATAAAAAGTGTGGGCATTGTGGTGTTGAACAATCTTATTTACGTAGGAATTATGCAATACATTCATTTTTACTTAATAAACGTTGTAGAGCTTGTTCAGCAATAGTAAATAATACAAAGCCACATTATACTTACAATCAACTTAAGCTCTCTTGGTTTTACGGATTTCAAAGAGGCGCAGAGGCAAGAGGGATTAAGTGGAATATAGAAGTAGAAGACGTTTGGGGGTTGTACGAAAAGCAAGACAAAGTTTGTAAATTATCGGGATTACCGATAGGTTGGGCAGACATAGGACGAAATCATACTGCCTCGATAGATAGAATAGATAGCAACAAAGGATATGTTTTGAGTAATATTCAACTAGTTCATAAAGATGTCAATATTATGAAAAGTAAATACGACCAAAATTATTTTATTTCAACATGCCATTTAGTGGCTAAACGTAACGAGGATTGATATGGCTATGACCAAGGAAGAAAAAAGAATATTTGAAAGAGATGAAAGAGCACG